AAGGTAAAGGGAGAAGCAGAGCGCAGCTAGGTCGTTTTATGGGCAGCGCTGAAGGGCAGGCTGCAGTAGAAGCCGAAATAGCAAGGCGCTTGACTGCAAATGCACCAAGCGATAAGGCTGGGCTTCCAAATGTAGAAAAACCTCCTGCTCTTCTAAAGGGTACAAGTGGGACCAGCTCTGGTGATGAAGAGGCACAAGCCTTAGAGCAACAGCAAAAATCTGCTGCAAATCTTATCACATCTCTAACGAGGCAAATTGAATTAACTAACGAGCTTACAGATGCTGGAGATCGCAAACTACAGCTTGACCATGATATTGCTGATATACAAAAACAATTCCCCGACCTAAAAGATGAAGAACGTCAGCAGTTAATAAACCTAACTAAGCAACTGTACGAGGCAGAAAGAGGAGAAATCGCAAGAGCCTCCGCCGCAGAAAAGGCTGCGGAGGCAGCAGAAGCAGCAAGAAAGGCACAAGAAGCTGACCCAGGCTTTCAAATGCAGCAGCGCTTAGAAAAATTGCTTGACGTGCAAAATCAAGTTGCCGCAGGCGCAACCGCAATAGGCGATGCGTTTGCCCACTCCTTTAAAGCTGTTGTTACGGGCAGCAAAACAGCTGAGGAAGCATTGGCAGACATGATGGCATCCGTTGCTGAGCATTTCTTAAACATGGCCGCAAAGATCATTGCACAGCAGACAACGATGATCATTTACGGCACAATCATGAAGGCGCTGGGTTTAGTTAACAGTGGTCCATTTGGCACTGGAGCGGAAAGGCCTCTAACAAGTGGCATGGATTTCTCCAGCGGTTTCTCTAGCGGGGGTTTTGGTATATCACCATTGGCAAATGGTGGTCCGGTAACAAGCAATATGCCGTACATCGTGGGCGAGCGTGGACCTGAGTTGTTTGTTCCAAACAACAGCGGCAGCATCATAAGCAATGCTGATACCCGTGCTGCATTGAGCGATCAATTCAATGCACGCAATAGCAATGAAACACAAGCTGCACTTACACAGCAAATTGCCGCACGCGGAACTAGCGACACCCGTGCTGCATTAGAGCAACAAATGACAACCCGTCAATCTAATGTAACTGGCATGGCACCACAGCAAAAACCGATTGACGTGCGGTTTGAATCTACTGTTATCAATGAGACAGAATATGTGACAGCAGAGCAACATCGCCAGGGCATGGCGCAAGCAGCTGAGCAAGGACGTGCGCTTACATTTGCGGCACTTCAAAATAACGTCAAGGCGCGACGGAGGATCGGATTATGAGTGGCTATGCGTTTTGTAACTACGTCAAGTTCTTGCAACCATCAGGATCCACCTATGCGGAAACAAGTTACTATTTTCAAAACTTTACCATTAACGGGACGCGTAGTCGTGGTGGCGATACATACGTTTTTGCACCGTTTGCATTAGCGACTGGCGGAGGCGAAAAGGATGGAGGTCGAAGCTCTAACGTGTTGGGGATCGGAGCATCAACTCAGGCAGGTTCAACAATCATTTTGAACTTATTTAAGCAAGCGGTTGTTGAGCGTTGGCTCTTGCAAGTTGAAACGGTGAGCCTTAACATCAATACTTTTAATGACGACACGCTTGTATCAACGGAGAACTGGCGCGTTGCTTCTTATGAAATGGATACCAAGATAATTACACTGAGGCTCATATCGCCGTTAGATGCTGTCAAAGGACAAGTCCCTCGGAGAAAACTCAGTGAAGAGCTTGTAGGAGCACTTCCTACATCAGGTCAAATTACGGCATGAAGCGTTGGCACCATTACTTGAGCTTGCCTCATGAATTTGGCGCTGACCCTGACGATGGGGTTGGTTGCGACTGCGTAGTAATGGTTTGGAACGTATTGCGTGATGCTGGCGTTGAACACCCGCCTTACGAGCCAGGTTGGCTGGAGATGGCAGCTCGTGGTGAATGGGCTGATCTAAAAGCGCAATGGCTAGAGCGCACGGTTGTTTGTCCTCAGCAAGAGTATGCGTTGACATTGTTTGATCAGCCAACACAGTTGGGCTTGGGTATTATCGTGGATGACGGGCTTTTATTCCCGCACCACAAACGTGGTGTGCATTGGCTGCCCAGCAGAAAAGTTGCAAACCTGGAGTACAGGACGTTTCGATGACCATGCTCCCTTCTGATCGTTACCTCTGCAGCCTGCTGGGCCTGACGGAAAAAGAGTTTCAATTGTTTCAAGCAGAAGCAAGACAGTATTTGAAAGAAAATCCAATTGAAGGGCCAGTCGCTGGTACAGCTGAAACAGCTCTAACCCTTGCAATTGTCAACGCGGTGCTTGGTGTTGGTGCGGCTGTCGTTTCAATGCTTCTACGACCAAGTGTTCCTGGGTCGGGAAGGGAAGGGGAAATCCAAAGAAGCGAAAACATAGATAATCCGGTTATAACAAATCAAAGTTTTGCACCACGCTATGACTTTGACTCTGTTCAAAACGTAACCAAAATAGGTAGCACAGTTCCTCTTGTCTACGGTGACAGGTCCGTGGGTGGAACTAACGTTGGCGGTGTTCGAGTAAATATGCCGCTTGTTTGGTCGCAAATGATTTCGCTTGGAACGTCGCAAATGTTGCGCGCTGTGTTTCTTGCAGGTGAAAGCGATATAGAAGCATTTGATAATGATCTGTGGGCAGTTGGATCTAACCTTCTCAAAAACTACAAATACACTACAAACTCGGCTACTTTAGTAGCAGCTCGGGCAACAGTTTACACAAGTCTTGATGGCGGTGCCATTATTGAAAATGATCGTGTTTTTGGCAGAAGCGGGGTAAATGATCGAAGGGCAAATGGAGGAGGATCATCTGCAACTTCGTCAACAGAACAAGTTTTCAAAGTTCATACCGGCAGTACGCCTACGGAAACGGCTGCTTTTTCGTCAGTTCATACTCCTTCTTCGAGCACTGCATTCGGCGTGTACTCCTTGATTGGAAATGATTTAGCCTTCAAAGTGAATCCTGTTGTAAGACCTGGCGTTAAGGTTAATCAACGGGCAGGCGCAGACGACGACAGGTTTGAGGTTAGGTGTCCTAAGGACGGACCTCAAATCGCAAAACGCAAAAAGTTTAGGTATAACTACGCTAGTTTTAGCGGAATTACAAAAAAAAATGGCTCTAGCGTGAGTGGAACGCAATCGCTCGCAGTCGGAGACAACGTAACCTACGTTCTTTTTAAGGAGTCAGAGAAAGAAATCACGTTTACTGAAAACAACACTTCTGAGGTAAGCAAAGACGTCGCCTCAAGCGTTGCTTCTAGGCAGACGTATTATGATCAGAATTTAATTATTGGCGAAATTTACAAGATTGGAAGCGCAATCGGAGTTTGCACTCTTCGCAGTCCTTCCGATGGAGTGTTTAGATCAGAGGCTGATGAAGTAGGTTCAACTCAGCAAATCGACGTTACGTTTGAGATTGTTGAACCTGGTTCTGTCGAAGCATATACAGAGACACACTTAAAAGGTGCGTACACGGGCTCAGCTGTAAATAATCCTAGTCCAGTCAACCGTGCAGTAGCCACAAGTAAAGGACACATTTTGCGGTATGCGCAGGCAGTAGTCACAAACACGCGAGCCTGCGACATTACAGAAATTGGATTTACTTCAAACTTAGGACTCAGGATTAATGGACTTTGTAACTTTAAAGATGCAAAGACCTACGAAGTTGCAGACAACTTGTTTTGCGAAACGTTTGCTAATACTGAGGATTATGAAAGCGAGTTCTACCAAAGCAACACGGTGAGCGTATCGGTCAAAAGATTTGCGTTTTTCACGCTGCAATACAAAGAGTTAGTTGCTGACAGCGACAATGATTGGGTCGATAGTGGCAAGATTTTTGCCGTTCAAAGCGAAACAATGCAATCGGTATTTAACTTTCTCAGAGTTGAGTTTACAACAGTAAAGCTGCGTATTTTTAGGCTTCGTCCAATAACTGGATTTGAGATTAGGCAAAAATCGTCTGGCGACTTTTTCTTGCTAGATGCAAATGAAGGTTTTCAATATCAAACAATTGCTTCTTACGGTGGGGCTGCTGTCAAAGTTGCTTTTAATGGCAAAATCTTCAGCCATCCATTTCACAACGATGTAAGGGTAAAATTTGGTGAGGCAGCAACTGGTCTTACTACTTCTTATACAAAACAGACACAAACTGGCCAACCTAATGAAACGTTTCAGTCTCTTGAAGCTGTAGACACAGAAATTGGCTCAGGTTACTCCGCGATGATTGACGAGTTTATGTCTTGTGCTGAAGATTTTATATACGAGGAAATTACTTCAAGCGCCGAACAAGGGCCAGAACACAGCGTATCTTACGTCAATGAAATCATAACGGGTGAAACTGGCAACTATAGCAATCTTGCTTTGGTTGGAATCAATATTCGATCCTCAACTGAATGGAAGCAATTCACCCAGTTTTCTGGCTATGTAACATCTGGCATTAAATCAAGGCAGTTAAGTTCGTACACAGGGCTACCCTTTAATCCTACTCCGGCGCGGTTGTTTCGGTTTCCAGAAATTCTGTTGGATTTAATGACGAACGCTAGATACGGCATGGGTGATTTCATCAAAGACCAAATGATTGACCTTGCGGGTTTCAAGCAAGCTAACGACTGGTGCGGTAGCAGGCAGTACTTTTTTAACGGTGTCATAGCAGATCAAGTTAATCTTAGACAGTATGGCTCTGATCTTGCGGCAACACATTTGCTGTATTTTGCTGAGGTAAACGGTCAATTCACCCTCAAGCCTGCTTTGCCTGTTTCTGGTTCAACATTTGTTGCCGCTGACATAAAAGGGCTGTTTACTGTTGGCAACATTTTAGAGGATAGCTATAGGGTTGAATTCTTAAACCCAGAAGATAGAGAACCAATCGAAGTGAGCGTTACTTTTCGAGAAGAACGTGCTTCCTCCGACCTTACAAGCGAAGGCGCATTCTCTACTGTAAGAGAACTGCTAGTTAAAGAGGCAAGTTATACGCCGCTAGATACGGTCTCTCTGGATATGACTGATTACTGCACTCAGCGAAATCACGCTATTGACGCAGCAAAATTCATCATCAGAATGCGTAGGCTGACGGATCACATTGTAAACTTTAAGGTTACGCATGATTCTATATACAACAATATTGCGCCCGGAGATTACATTAAAGTTGCAATGGATGCAACTGAATATGAGCATTTCAATAATGGTGTTGTCACCAGCGCAGGTGGTCTAGTTTCTACAGAGTCGTTGTCTGATGGATCGTATAGTGTCTTTGCCTGGAACCCAAGCTCAAGCAATGATCCAGCTGCTGCAACTTTGACTGTTTCTAATGGCGGCACGACTGCCAGCCCTGTCGGTATTTTGTTTACAGAAATCATAAGCGATCAAGCATCGCGCACCTATCAAGTTGAACGCATTACGGCAGAGCAAGATGGCACGTTTACAATAGAAGCGTCGCACATGCCAGTAAACAGCTCTGGTGTTCCGCTTGTCGCTGACGGCTTTGACACAGCCAGCAACTGGACAATCTCTTAGCAATGCCTGTTCTATCCATTCAGCAATCACCAACCAGTCGCAGCTTTCGCGCAGGTGATTGGCCGATTACGACTGCAACAAGTCAGTCAGGCGTTCGCACCAAACGCCTTTTCGGCAGCCTAGCAAGCGGTGGAAAATTAATCCTGACTTACGCCAACATCCCCGATAACACAGCTGATGACTTCATAAACTCTTGGCAACAAACAAAGGGTGGGCTGGATTACTTAGAAACATCAACAGGTAACGGCATTCAGTCAACGGATCTAATGTTTAGCGGTATGTCGTCTGAGTTGAAAACCGAGATCTTAAGCTCCACCTCAGGTGCGCGATGGACTTATGCAGCGGCACCACAGATCGAAAGCGTAGCGCCTAACATCAGCACTGTTAAGATTGAGTTGATTGCTGAGCTTAGGTCAGACTGATGGCTGTCACTAGCGTTTCGGGGAATTTTGACATTACAGGGCTAGACAGCACTGTGGTTGTCCGAAATGCGGCAATCGAGATTGCTCGTGACGTGCTGGAGACAACAGATCTTGGCAGCTCAACTCGAACGTATGTAACAGGCTTGCGCGGTGCAACAGGTAACGCAACCTTATTATATGAAAACAGTTTACTTGATGATGTTTACGCAAAGATTAATACAGATAGTCAGGGAAGCATTACAGCAACGTTAACCCTAAACACTGGTAAAACTATTGCTGGTAGCGTTTTAATTACTGGCATCGGGTCTACTGTTACCGTTGGAGACATAACCAGCACAAATGTAGCTTTTCAGTTCAGCGGCGGTCTCACTATTTCCGCTTCCTAATGGCAGTTCTCGGCACTTTTGGCAAAGTTGTTTTTAATCGTTCATCGCCCACGCCTGTTGCGGTTGAACTTAATGCGCTAAATGAAGAAAAAGACATAATATCTTTGTCGGCTTCAAGTTTTCGCAGTGGTGATTTAGTTGAAGTTGCCAGTTTAGAAAACTGGCCTAACGCGAATCAAACTGATAAGCCTTTGATCCCCACATACGCAAACACTGCGGGAAATGAGGTATATTCTGAGTTTGTTGATTACAGCACAGCATATCCATCAGTATTGATTGGCGCTTCACGCACTATTCCGTACCGAAATCGTTTATATGTTCATGTCGATGCGTTGAATCGGTTGTCGTTCTATCGTTTACGGAGCGCGGCACTCGCTGGCCTCAATGACGCAACGAGAGAAAGTATTAATCGCACAGACTTTCCAGCAGGCACGACAACTGCACTTGAACTGCGTCTAGTTAATGAATCAAGAATTGAAGCACGCTTAAGACAATGGACTCTTAATCTTGACGCAAATGAGATTGATACAACTGGACTTGGTGAAAAATTTTTTGATGGAGTCAAATCGCTTGTGCAGGGCGGTGGAACGTTTGATTTTGAAGTCGATCGCGAAGCTAGGGACACGCGCAATACTGCAATCATTAATGAAAGCTCTTATGCAAATGCAAGGTGTTTCGTTGGCGTAGATGAAAACATTGCTTATGCCGATGCTGATATTGTTGGCACTGCCGGAAGCATTGCTAATTATGGTCCTAATTATAATGACAGCAGCTTAAATGCTGGAACAGCTGCTTACGACAATGCTGACATTGCTCCGCGCAACGACATTGCTACTTGGGCGGCGCAAGGACTAGCAACCTTCGGGGCAAGCAACCTGCTGCGATTGCTTATGAATACAAACGAGCAGTCTGAGGCTAACGTACAATTTTGGATGGTTGACAGTGATACATTGAATCGAACTAGTTATGCCAACGGATTAGAGCCAGGCGATTTGTACTACGAAGGTCAGATTTTGATTACTAGCAGTGCTGTTAGCGTGCGTACCGCAGAACTGATCACTGGCTCAGCTAGCTTTGTGACAGTCAGAGAAGTAGAATTGAGAGAAGGCTAGACTCTGCCCACAGCATCGTGTAACCATGTCGCTCAGGATTACGCATAAGCACAGCACTTCGTCTGGAGCGGCTCCTGCTGCAAGCGACATAAACGTCGGCGAGTTGGCGATAAACTCAGCAGACGCTGAGCTGTACACAAAAGACAATGCGGGCAACGTTCGCAAGTTTCAGAACACAACAACTGGAACATCAGACGGCGTCAAATACACACAGAATGGCACTGGTGCTGTACAGCGCAGTGTTGAATCACGTCTGCAGGATATTGTTTCTGTAAAAGACTTTGGTGCTGTTGGTGATGGTTCTACAGATGATACGGCTGCCTTTAATGCTGCAATTGCTGCTGGAAAAATAATCATAGTTCCTGCCGGTTCATATGCGATAAGCAGTATTGCATTAACAGACAGGCGTTGTTTATCAATAGTCGCTGAAGGCTCTTTTGATCCTGTTGTGCAGGCTGTTAACTTGATACCTACGGCTACAGTCGATACTTTTTTTGAATTAGGTAGTTGTTCATATATCAAAATAAAAGGTATTGCATTTATCGGATCAAATAAGGTTACTGGCTCTTTAATGAGATTACGTGCAAACTCAGCTTTATCAAGTGCACCAGGCACTTTACGTGTAAAATTTGAAGAATGTTCTTTTCTTGTTGGTGACAGTAGTTCAGTTCAACCTACTATTCCAGTTAGATTAAGTAATACTGGTCAAACTGAGTTTATTAGATGTTTCTTTGAAGGTGGAAGTGCTACCGAATATGGAGTTTCAGCTAGTGTTGCGGTCGAGTTAGGGGATACCACCTCTACAAACCCCGGCTCTGGTGGTAGCCCATTAGGAGATGGTGGGACTGCTCAAACAAAATTTGATGGCTGCTATTTTAAAGGTGATATTGCAAGAATTAGATCAGAGCATACTGTTTGGAATGACTGCAACTTCTATGGAAAACCTTTTAGTGGTAATGCAGTTGCACGAATATTTGCTCCGTCAACCTCTATAAAAACAGCGTACGAAAGAATTGATAATTGCTATAATGATACATTTCTAAGTGTTTCATCTTATACAGGTAGCTGGTTTACTCAAAGCACTACAGGAGGAGTTGTTGTGAAAAATTCACTTCTTGCTGGTTACAATATTTTATTAGATATTAATCAGGGATCTTGTGAGGTTATTTCTAACAGATTTCTTTCTCTAGGAACTGCGTCAAATAGAGGTTGTGTACGATTAGGTGCAAGCTCCGGTAAAGCAGAAATCAGAGGAAACGATACATCACAAATTGACACTGTTAACAATTCAACAAATGGAGCTAAGGTTTCAGTTGTAATCGATAATAGAACTACAGATGTGTTCGATTTTTATGCTAAAATTACTGGAAGCAATCATGTTATCAATAATACTGAATCTAATATATTTACTTTTTCTTATAAGTCTTTGGGTACATATCTTCAAGTGGAAGGTCACATTACTATAAAACATAAATCAAGTTCTGCACGTCAATATCTAATAAAACTTCAGTATGACGGAGTAACTACTGGGATTAAACGCACAGTTACTCTTGTTACTTTGAATGAAGAATATTCACTGCACATTGACCAGATTATATATGTAGCACCTCAAACTGTTGCTAAGAACCTTACTCTTGTAGGTAACACTTCTACGGGTGGGACTGGCACTGAAGGTGAAATAGTTGTAGATGATTCATGGCTATCAGTTAAAAAGGTTTATTCGTAGATGATGAATTATTCTTTCCAACGCCCTGATCCGATGATTGCCGCTACTCCTGGAGCAGAGGACGTAGAAGCGATGAGCAACCGCGTAAAATGGTTAAACAGGTTGTATCTGTATGATGGTCGCGATAAGCGTGACCATAAATTTCACGGTGTATACACGGGTTTAGCAAGCAAGTACCAGCAGTTTGGAGGTTGACAAGTGGCTGGCTGCCGTCTGATTCCCTGCTAGATTGTTTTTATGAAGTGTTGAGCTTGCCCAGCTGTCATGGCCCTTTATCCGTTCACGACTGTTGGGTTGACTGCTCTGACGGCGGCTGGCACAACTCAAACCATCGAGGTTCAAGCCTCTGAAGTCACGTTCCAAGTGACAGTCACCGATATAAACACAAATGTGGTGGTGCGCTTTGAAGGCAGCTTGGATAGCACCAACTTTTTCAACCTTGACCAATCGAGTACTGATACGACGATTACAGCAAACGGAACCTACGGGTTTGCTTTGAACGGAATGCCCGTCACGCATGTGCGTTTGCGTCTTGTCAGCCTGTCAGGTTCTGGTAACTCCACATCAGTTGCGACTGTTATTGGAGCGTTATAACCGATGGCAAGAAACCTACGTGTTGGCGTTCAACGCGGCTTGCGTCAAAGCATTGGCGGGGGACTAAGAACGGGTGATATTTTCACGCTGTCTCCAGCCTCATTTGACTTTAGTCGCATCAATACATTAGACAGTCGGATTACATTTACACGCGCCAGCACCGGAACTTTTGTTACTGCAGATGGTTTAATTAAAACTGCATCAACAAATGAAGCTCGCTTTGACCATGATCCTGTAACTGGTGAAAGCCTGGGGCTGCTACTTGAAAAAGCAGGAACAAATTTGCTGTTGAATAGTTCAACGCTTTCTACTCAATCCGTCACTGTAGCTGCAGCATCTCACACTTTGTCTTTTTACGGAACCGGCACCGTGACACTGTCAGGTGTTAGCACAGATGGTCCTTTGGTTGGCACCGGAAGTAATCAGCGTGTAGGCCTAACGTTTACGCCAACAGCAGGATCATTAATACTTACGGTATCTGGGTCAGTCACAAATGCACAGCTGGAAAGAGGTTCATTCAAAACTTCTTATATTCCTACAACATCCTCACAAGTGACCCGTGCGGCTGATATTGCCGAGATTACTGGCACTAACTTCAGCAGTTTTTACAACCAAAACGAGGGTACTATTTTTCTTGAGAACGCTCAAACGGCTCTGGCTACGATCCCATTTGCATATGATTTTAGCGATGGAACGACAGAAAATAGTCACAGATTGCTTTACATATCATCTGCCAATCCTGTACCGATTAAAGTTAGAACTAAGGTTTCGAACAGCAATGTAACTGATATTTCGTTTACATCACCCGCAATTGGACAGTTTCAAAAACTAGCTTATGGATATAAAGTTAATGATTTTGCCCTGTCTGTTAACGGCGCAAGTGTGTCAAGTGACACAAATGGAGCAGTACCAACAGTAATCAACAAGCTTAATATCGGAGCTGCCTTTAGTGGCGGTAATGCTTTTATTGGTCACATTAGACGTCTTGCTTATTTTCCAACCCGTCTTGTTGACAACACTTTAAAGTCAATAGCCACCTGATCATGACTCAATTATTTTTTCGATTTGCCAACGAAGCTGCATGGATCACTGCAGCGAAAGCTGCTGGTTTCTATGTCACCGTTGCTGATGAAGAAGGTGTTGAGTCTGAAGTGCTACAGGCTTATACCGCAGAACGTGCCATCGATGTGATCGGAACGCTATACAACGATGATGGTGTCTATGACGACAAAGGCAATGAGACAACACCACCGACACCCATGGCAGGCTGGCACGTCAATTGTCTAGGTGACATGCCCGACGGCTGGAACGCTCATCAGGTAACACCTGAACAGCCAAAACGAATTTTTGCTGCTTAGGTATGGCCAAGTCTTTAGATGATAGAACTTTTGTTCATAGCAAACCAAAAAAGACCACAATCGGGAATGGCAAACACTCACGCCCTAAAAAAGGTCGGAAAAGGTATTGTGGGCAAGGACATTAATCTTCTTTCCCATGCTCAGAACTATTCTTGTGAGTGGTGCCGCCGTTTCAGCAGTTGTGCTGGGATCTCCTGCGATCGCCGGTCCCTACGCCAACATTGAAAACAATGCTTCATACCAAAACGGGTATCTCGGCTCAGTAACAGACATGCACCTAGGCTACAAAGGAGGCGATGATACCTATGGTTTTTACCTACAGGGTGGACCTGCCATTGTCAGCCCTGATGGCGGGGATGTTGAAGTTGAGCTTTCTGGCAAGATTGGGGGCAGCGTTCAAGCCACAGAAAGCTTCAGTGTTTATGGCGAAGTCAGCTTTATCACTGATGACAGCGATCCTGCTGTTGCAACAAAAGTTGGCGTAAACTGGGACTTCTAAGCTAGCTTTAAGCTGCAGAGACGCATACGCCCTTCCTGATTGAACACCAGGAGGGGTTTTTCTTTGGCAATCACCGTGCAAAAAATTTACAACCTGCTGGCAGTGCTAGCGTTCATCATGGCTGGAACAATGGCTGTCGGTGGCGTTTTGTTCTACTCACGCATTCCATCGCTGACTAGGAAGTACATCAGCGATCTCAAGACTGAATTGACCAAGGCAGTCTTAGATCAAGTGCCCGTTCCAGAGATCCCTAAAATGCCAACACTGCCTACTGAGACTGGACCGGCAATCAAGTCACCATATGGCGGAAATCCCTGAAATTGATGTTGGCACGATAGGCGTGCCAAGAATTCCAACGCATCAAGTCATTCAACCACCAAGGTTGCCATCAGAACCACCAGTGACATTAATGCTGGGCTTCCCTGTTGCAGACATGCCAGGTGGCGAGATTCCACACTATGAGCCTTTGGACTTCACACCTGGGCAACATTTGCGGCA